GTGGGGGGGAGCTGCACTGCGTGCAGTTCCCTTATTGCACATTGGCTCCCCCCTCTGACGTTTTTCTTCGTCAGCGTAACGCCCGTTAATAGGGCCTTACCCATCGGCGTTTCAGTGCTACAGCGCCGCGCCGTACAGTTCTCTCGAGGTGTTTACAATCGGCTGTGTCTTCTGACCCAGTTCGAAGCAAACATTTCAAGAGGGCATTGTATCCATCCAGTGGATCACGTCGATACACTGGACGCAAGCACCAAGCTCGTACTTCAGAGACCTGGTGATCTTCATTCCATCTCTCGGATGAAACAAAGGGTTGAAAGGACACTTTGCCGAGACCAGCACAATCAGGACCAACCACCGGTAGTGCGCCGAGGATTGATTCGCACACTGAAATCATGTGCGAGGCAGTCTTCCAATAACCTTTCTTGTAGAATAGGTTAGAGGTCGCTACCCAAGAAGTCAGACTACTGGCATCACTGAAGTTATCAGGACGCGTTTTCCGTACGTATGTAGGTGTAACCAATACGCCATCGTACGCGTCCGCCCCACAGGACTCTCTGAACTTTCCAGTCCAGAAAGACTTAGAGGCGTTCACCTTGCACATGCTTTTATGCAGGTGTTCGATAACTATTTCCGCATCCTGTGCAGGGACAAGTATATCGTCACCATACACAAACACGTTCCTTGAAACTGCTAAGCAGTTTTTGAACGTGACAGGAAGCTTGTACTTTTCCAGCAGTGCCCCTACACATACTGTGTAGAAATGCATAGACTCCACTGGAAAGCACAAGGCACTCCCCATAGACGCAAATTTGGAAAGCACAAGAACAGTGCCGTCCGGAAGTTGCGCTTTCTTCGTCCGTGTAGCATCAACTGCACTCTGAAAATCAGGGTTGCTGTCGAACAGACGGATCGCGAGTGAGTACGGAACTCTATCGCTTGCTGCGGACATATCTATAGTAGCATATGTACCGTCAGCCGAAGAAGTCATTGCCAGTCTACGATTTATGGTTTGGTCAGTGAAATTGATATGACCACCTGCAATCGTAGACTGTTCGATCGCCTTAGTTAGCGTCCGAGAAATAGCCTGTTGTGTATATTGCATACACACCGGTTCTATCGCAATGATACGGGGTGTCTTAAGCGTTTTTGGTACAGTTATCACCCTTACGGGCAACTCCTGTTCCTCATTCACGAGTGTAACATTCGCGAACCCCCCTGCATCGCAGGCGTACTCATTTGCGTACGCTGTAGTCAGCAGAGGAAAGTACGGTTCGAGTCTCTCGTGCCAGCTACGGATTACATATTTGGAATTACCCAAAATATGTTCCGCAGTAGCTCCAGGACCGTGCTTTGGTTTAAACCTAGCAATTGCGCTAACTTCAGTAGAAGTAAGCAAGCTAGACCAGAGTACACGACTGACGTTAAGGTAATAATTAACGAAGTCTGGAGCGATCGGAAGCTTAAGATCGTGCTCAATCTGAGTGAATTCTGTGAAAGCCTTCGCGACCCTTCTCGGGCTGCAAGGGATTTCCAGTTTTTTGAAGGTATTTCCGATTTGTCGGATTCCTTCGATTGCCTCAATTTGGGGCTCATTCAGAAGTCTCCCTGTGCTAGAATCGAAGATAAGAGCGAAGAAACCCCTCAGAAATGCGGGGGCCTTCCTAAACTTCTTGAAACCAAGGAAGTCTAGTGGCTCAATCTGACCTCTACTAAGTGCCTGTTCTAGGCCCTTTACGAGGTTCGGGAGGGTTATCGTAACAAAAGATATACCCTCACCTTCGATACGGGACCTCAAAGTTTCGAGGTCACGCTCCTCTAGCTGGTTAGCGGTGCACTTCGCTACTGCGTCTAGATAGACGCAAGTAGCTAGTTCAAGAATTCCTCTTGCGTGGCTTTTCATGCTTCCTCCCTACTGGGTGGTAGGCATCCGGCCAGATCTACACCTTCCACACAACCGCAAGGGTCATATGGCAGTCTATCGCAGAGGACTGCAGAGACAAGGTAGCACACGATTGCCAAGTCAAGGCATAGTATGCTTACGAACCACTAAAGCAGGGCTATTTGCCGGCCGAAGTGCAAGTCTCTGCATGTCTGACCACGGACACCAGCTTCACGCTGGAAGGGCTTTAGGTCTCAGAACCGAGCACCTTAAGCACATTAGCCGTGGACGCCCAAGTTTTCAAAGCTTGGACAACATAGTCGATCTCGGTATCAGAGAACCCGTATTCGGGTTCGTCGATAACGATGTAAACCCCCAGACTTTTATACTCTGACAGTGAAGTCAGAGGGTCTGCCGCGACGACACGTTGGTCGACGCGAACCATACGCCTTGTTCTGGTCTTCGAAGCCTGATGACTTATCGTCATCTTAAAGGTCTCATCGGCCATGGCGTAAAGGGATTTCGAGCCCTCTGTAGAAACACGGGGCATCGACTTAGCGACTGAGTTAACTGTAATAGACTGTGGGTCGGTGAAAGACATGGTAAGAATTCCTAAACTGTGTCTATTAGCTGATAAGCCCCCGCGCCTTGAATCTCTACTTGCTAAAGGTAGAAGGGTAAGCGGATGGCAGCCATGAGGTACTCTAGTGCAAACGTAACATACCTAAAGCACTGAGTATCCCCCATTGTCTGGCAGAAAGTGAACTGTCAGACAGACCGAAACCAAATGGATTTGCCTCTGAGCGGAGTTTCCTGCTTAGCAGAATCCACCACTTGTGCGATAGAGTACCGGAGAGCCTAGTGTTCATCAATGTGGTAATCGATAAACACTGCTCTGTGGTCCCCATCACATAGGCAAACTTCGCGACTAGGTTGTGAACAAGGCCGGTGTCTAAGTTGGATATTACATCCCCAACATTCGAAAACCAGTCCACTAGCCACGACCAAGGAGTAAGTTCCCACAACACGGACGGTGTAACGTCGGTCCCATAGATGCGTCGAGCGGCTTCTTTCTTCCAAGATACGGATTCCAATTTTTCTTTAGGAATCCAATACTTGAAAGTGCCCTCGAACCAAACCTTCTGGGTAGTTAAACTATCGACGTCCATAGTCCCTGCTGCGTTTACCAAGAAGAAGCCAGGCTCTGTAAACGAAGGGTATGTCGTTCCCAACGAGGTTGGTCCATAGTGAATCAACCGAGAGCTAGACTCCGTCTTGGCTACGGTGCCGCGCCTCCGTATCCATTGGCCATTATCCGCAATTAACTGGGTCACAAGCTGATCTGCTCGTTTCCAAGTTTTATAAAACTTGCGGACATCGCCTAGGAACGGACGCCACCCAAACTGGGTGTTCAGCCAATTGTCTGCAGCAATTTTAGCAGACCCCTTCGGCGTTCTGCCGAACCTTCTACGATAACCATCATAGAAGAATTTGGCTGTGGTCATGAGCATACGTGGCACGTCGGTAATTTCTCCGACGAATTCCGCCACTTGTGCAGACCTCTGGCCGGGACGATATTTGTTCCAGCCAGTAGCACCGTACGAAGATGTATCGCCCCATGTACTGTTCCCTTGATCATCAATGCTGTGTGGAGGTATTCCTGGGTTAGAATAATAACTTGGGAGACTCCCCACAACGGGAACGTAGTGGTTGACAAAACCACCAAGGTACATGTACTCTGTATATCCAGGTTGTTCCCTTCCACCCATAAGTTGAATGGGAGGGGTGGATATACATTGATTTGTGTCGTAGAGCCAGCGATTAAATGGCCCACCCTCATTGTATGTACCACGAGGGGAGTACCCATGATTGATATCATAGGTACGTTCGACACGGGCGGCAATTGGGAGACCTACGAAGGCGGAGGAGAGGTTGTATGTTTTATGCAACGTCCATCCACCTGTGTAAGGTGTATTGCGCTTATACATATAGCCAACCACACGGTTGGCTACCTGTACTTTGCGCTCTCTCAATCGCATCTTAACAGCACACATCTCCGTAAACTCCTTTCCAAGAGGTTATTCGAAAGCTTAGTGCATCGCACCAGCTCGCTCCCCC